GGCCAAAGCACTCTGGCTGTTCTTGATTATCGCTCTTGTTGCTTTGGTCGCTGTGGGAGGAAAGGAAATTGTTTCGGCAATAGCGGAAGTGATACCATTAGGATAATTAAATAAAAACAATATGAATAGCGATATCATCACGGCGATTCTGGGAGTTATAACACAAATACTCCTTGCAATCCTTGTGATCTCAAACGTATCGCTGGCAATTGTCTCGAGGAAAAATGGATCGGAAACATGGTTATGGTTCTTGTCTTTGGGGGGATATTTTCTCATGGAGATTATCAACTCGTATTCATTCTTTTTTCTCAGGCTTGTCCCAAAGATTACAGGAGAGCTGAACACAACATTCACGTCAACGCTTCCTCTTCGTTATCTTGGGACGCTCATCGTCACTTGGGGTGTGTTTTATTTCATCTTTGTGAAGAAATACAATTCTCATGGAGTGCCTAAAAAGAAGCGTAAACGTAAAAGTAAAAAAAATTATAATTAAAAAACAAATCTATGCCCGAGAAAGAAAGACAACAAAACAACGGACTGCTTGTTGAGGATCGTCCCAACATAAAGGACTACATTTTCGGCATGACGAGCAATCTCACTCATGAGAAAATAATGCCGTCATCTGATTGGTCCGAGTTTCTTCCAGATTACGAACCACAAAGCAAGAGGGGGGAATTTGACACAATGTCATGCGTCACATTCGGGACGCTCAATTGCGTCGAGTCGATGATCCATCTAATCACAGGAGAAAAGGTCAACTACTCTGATCGGTTCACAGCGAAAAGATCAAACACAACTCGGCGAGGGAATTACATGTCAACAGTTGTCGAGTCTGTGCGAATGCATGGAGTCATCCCTGAAGCTGATCATCCTTTCTCTGAAAACATCAACACATGGGATCAATACATGAGCGACCTGCCTGATGATCTTGTTAAAAAAGCTCTCAAGTGGACGGAAGAGTGGGGGCTGGGATGGGAGTGGGTAGGAGATAGCAATGACAACATCACTCACTGTCTGACATACTCTCCCCTGCTTGTGACTGTGCAGACTGGGAGAAAGCCGCTTGATGAGGATGGATATATTCTCAACGATCCATCAACAAGTCGATATGGTCATGTGATTATGCTTTATGCTGACAAAGGAGATCACTGGCTCGGCTTCGATCACTACGATTGGAAGATCAAAAAATTCAGCAAGCAATATCGATTCAATGACATTATTCGTTTTTCACTAACATCATTAAAAAATAAACCTATGCCAGAACCAAGCACAAAACTCCCAAAGAATGCACTCGTCTTTGTGAAGCATGCAAACTCAATTCAAGAATGTTTTTCACTTGATGGGAATCTCATCGTCGCTCCTCATGAAGATGTGATGAAAGCATTTCATGGACGAAACACCAAAGAGAAAGAAATCGGAGGAGAAAACGGACAAGTGCTCAAGGTTCCAGTTTTTGCTGGCGGACCTGTTGTCACTATCTCAGAAAACGAAATGATGGAATATAAAAAATCAGGTCGACTCAAGAACTTCAAAGGAGAACCTGTTGATGAGAATGGTAATCCATTCAAAGCCTAACATCTTCATTGCGTAAGATAACAAGAGATGATAAACTATAATTAACTCGTATCATTATGCCAGAGAAAAATTTACCAGAGCCAAGCGTGCTCAAGTCATTGATCTCCCAAGTCGGGGGAGGCATTTCCGAATTCATCGGGAGTGCATCAAAGATCGTTTTCTTGCTGCTTGCTCTGACAGCTTGCCTCGGCTTCTGGGCAGGGAAACTTGAAGCTCAAGACTTCATGACACTTGCAACTGCAGCCTTTGTCTTCTATTTCTCCCACAAGGGAGAGCAGGGGAAGATGTACGCTGGGAAATAACACTTGATAGAAACCATATGAGGCGAATATGCCTCGGCATTGCGATTCTTTTGGGGCTCAGCTTGCTCTTATGGGGTATTCTGAAGCCAGAACCCGTGAACAGCAATCAACAGCCTCAGATCGCAAATAAACAGCAAATTCAATCAATCGGAATGAAACTCTCAGAAACAAGAGAGTCAGGTCAAGAGAACTCAAAAAAAATTGAGAAAGACTGGTCAAACCCTGAATATATACATCAACAGATCAGGGAGCTATTGACAGATCCTGAGGATGCTGCTGCAGTTGAAGCTATCATCGAGTGTGAGAGTGAGACTGCTCACTTTTGGGAGCCCTTTCGGATGGGGCTCCCACGAGGGCAGCAAGAGGGAGATGTAAAAAATAGCAAAGGGAATATCGGATTCGGACAGCTCAATGCGACTGTCTGGGCTCCGTGGTTTTCTCACAACTTCCATCTCGATATATATGATCCTCAAGATAATCTGGAGGCTACTGTGATACTCTATGAATGGATGAACTTCGAGCCGTGGCTTGAGTGGAGCGGGCATTGTTTTGTCCCGATCCTCTCAAATCATGGCTTTTTTGATAAATAGAAAGGATTGCCTGTGATAACTTTGTGCTCTTGGTGCGACTCCCCTCGGGTGTATAAACCCGTCATTGAGGGGGAGTGGAAGCCGATCACATCGGCGGTCCTATCAATGATCAAAGAAGAATCAATTCGTCTCAATATCTCTCACGGGATTTGCCCTGATTGCTATGAGCGAATCGATAACGAAATCAAATTTGAAGAGAGGCGAAAGCCTTTCTTAGAGGAAACAGCTCATGAGACGAGATCCAGCGACGGGCTTCCCGATGCCCCTGCTACTGCGGATGCGAACCCTTTACCAGAAACGACAAGATCAGCTGCAAGCTGAAAAGGAGAAGAAGATGGAAAAGCAACAAGAGGGCGTGCGAGCTCCCATCGTTGTCTATTGCCTCGACAAGAATTGTCGGCTCACAAGCTGGCATGGCATGGACCACTGGGAGATCAGCATGGACCGACAAGACGGAATCACATCGGGCAAGTACACGTCCATGATGGGACCTTATTGCCCCGATCATCGCAAGGAGAAGAACACAAACTCCGCTGCTTAGAAAGGGGGTGATCAATCTCAAGAGGGCTCATTCCCCTCACAGCGTCACATGCTGGCTCATGTGAAAATACTCGAAAGAGTCGGCTCGCTCCCCGCCGTAAGTGGGAGCTTTTTCATTTGATAACAAATGACAGCAAATGATAGGTTCAGATAATCTTAAGAAAATCTTAAGTTTTTTCAAACTCCCTTTGTTTATAGGGGTATTGTGGATATCTACTTGACAAGTATATTAAAGTATGCTATAGTATATACATAATCAATAAGTACTCTGATATGAAAACAACTGAGAAAAAGATCGGCTTCGATCAAAACAGATCTCTTTACATTAAGAAGCAGCTCAAAGACGAGTGGGGATGGAAAAATCTCAGCGTCCGAGAAGATGGCTCATGGATCTGCATCAAGGTCCTAGCTGATAAGCCAGAGACTCCCGCTGATTGTGTATGTGAAGAAAATCGAAGATGTTACAAATGCCGAGATCAAGAGAATGCTATTCAAAGAAAGATCACAGAGAAAGTCTTGAATCTCCCTGTCGAATTCAGCACATACTACTCAGACAGCTCCTATGATGGGAGAGCAAGCACTTGTCTGATGGTTGAGGTAGAATATAATTAAGAATTCAGCAAATCTATATGAATCAATGTCTAATCTGTGACGGGGAGGCAAAAGCCTCTCTCGTCACTCGGACTGTTTACGGATTATCAAAAGTGCCTCTCTGTGAAAAGAAAGGCAAATGCGAGCAAAAGATCAAAAGCCAATTAAAAGCCTCTCGATCTCTTGTCACTGCATAAAAAAAAAGCCCCTCGGAAAAAGGGGCTTTTTTGTTTCTTGTGATTCAAGGCGATGTCAACACTGATCAGATTATACACAACCTTTCCACAAAAACAAAAACATCCCGCATCGACAATTGTCGGGCGAGATGTTATCATTGTTATTGCTTACATAACGAGGAAAGAATACCAAATCTTTTGAAACCTCGCAATGTCTGCGGGGATTTTTTTATACACATGAATCCCAAACCGCAAGGGCAACATAAGTGTGGCGGCGGGATACAAGAGCCTCGCTTCAAACGATCCTCAATTCCTTTTGGATCGAATGAGTAGAATCTTAAATGCTACGACTCGAGGAGACAGACACCATGTCTCACGAACTAAGACAAGCAGCCTCTCTCTATTGAAAGAGATCAAGAGGTGGATCAGCTAATATCTGTCATGATTTTCATGGGGGGGTAGGGGGGGCAACACTTAAACTCAAAACCTCTGCAAGCCTTTGGATTCAAATGTTTATGAATAAAAAAAAGAGAGCTCAACTTCTCAAGCAGTCAATCTGTCCTAATTGTGGAAAAACAGTTGTCTGGAGAAATGGGCTCAAATCAAAGAGGAACAAAAAAAATGCATCATTCCGATATCTCCATTATCAGGTATGCCCGAATAAAACAGGCTGCGGAGCTGTTTATTTACACAATGAATACAAAGTCTCTGTCGATCTTTTTGCTGCTTTATGGGATGAGTTTCATGAGAAACAGGCATCGCTTTTATAATCTACTTGATCAGCTTCTCAAAATCTTCAAAGCAATTGATCAAATGATATTCATATCCTAGCTGGGAGATCTCCTTTTCAAATAGCTCTTGATATTCTGTCTGCTTTCCTTTGCTGGATTTCAATTCTACAAATAAACATTTGCCACCATCAAGAAAGATGATCAGATCGCTGGTCCCTTTGGGAGCAAGCCTGATCATTCTATTTTTATATTTAGGGGAACTTACTGGGAGCATCCCTGAGTTGACTCTCATATACCACAATTTCCTCATGGCTTTTTTGATGTCCAGATACTCGCAAATCATTTTTTGCAAATCTTTTTCTTTCATGAGATCATTCTACAACAAGTCATCATCTTGCATGTGGATAACATCAGTTGACACTATCATGAACATGATATATCATAACAACAGATAAGAAACATAATCTTTCAAAAATATGATCGAAACGGACAGAGAATATCTGACGATGAAAGAGCTTCGAGATCACTTGCCTGAGGGATTTCCAAAGTCTTATATCGGAGTCAGAGAATTCGTCAAGCGACACTGGTCAGATCTGAAACCTATCAAATGGGGAACAGGTCGAGGGACGAGATACATGATCCCCGTGAGCAACGTCAACAAATTTATAAAAAAATTTAACAAATAAAAGTACACTGATATGTCTACACTACAATTGCGAAAAGCAGAGCGAAAACAAGCAAAGCTAAGAGTCGGAATCTTTGGTCCAAGTGGATCAGGGAAAACTTATTCAGCCTTAATGCTGGCAAAAGGACTCGTCGGCGATTTGAATAAAGTATGTGTCATTGACACTGAGCATGGATCAGCTGATCTGTATTCTCATCTGGGAGACTACAACGTGATCACTCTTCCGCCTCCATTCACTCCTGAGAGATATATTGAGGCTATACATGCAGCTGAAGAGGCTGGGATGGAAGTCATCATCATCGACTCAATCACTCATGAATGGCAAGGAGAGGGAGGAATCCTTGAAATGGTCGAGCAGCGATCAGTTGATGGGAGAAACAAATTTACAGTGTGGGGAGAAATGACTCCACGACATAACAAATTCATCAACTCAATCCTTGACTCATCTGTTCATGTCATTTGTTGTGGAAGATCGAAACAAGAATATGTGATGAATCAAAAAGAGCGGAAAGGAAAAACAGTCAATGTCCCTGAGAAGATGGGAATGAAAGCCATCACTCGAGAGGGGTTCGACTATGAGATGACTATCGCTTTCGAGCTGGCTGTCTCACATCTTGCTCAGTCGACGAAAGATCGGACTGGTCTATTTCAAGATAAACCTGAAGAAATTATCACAGAGGAATATGGGAAGCGACTCGCTGAATGGAATGAATCAGGGGCTCCCGCTCCAAAGGATTATGCTGCTATTAAAAGGCGAATTGTGAAAGAAGCGAGACGGCTCGGACTGAATCCTATGGATGGAGAAACATTCCCGATCAAAGTGAAAGAGTGGACAGGCTTCGATCTAGTAGAGGAAAACTTCGAAACAATTGCTGATCTATTCGCTGGTACTGAAGAGCTGAAGAAAGAGGAACCTAAAAATGACAACGACTCATCTGATGATTCACAAGGGACACCACCACAGGGGGAGAGTGACGAGACTCCTCCCAAAGATGGAGGTTGGAGTGAAAAAGATCAGCAGATTGCTGAGGATCTAGCTGATGGGAAAGTTGATACTGCTTCTACTGGTAGCGGGCAAGATGCTGCACAAGGTGCTGACGCAAGTCAGGCTGAGGCATCCACGGAGCCCGCTCCAGCGGAGGCTAAACAAGAAAGATCAGCAGCAGATGTTGCCTCTGATCTAGGAGGAGAAGTCATCGACGATGACAAAGAGACTGGAAACTCGAGGAGAGAAATGATGGAGAAAGGCAGACAAGAAGCCATCGCAAAAAATCAAGCTAATCAAAAATAAACGTACACTGATATGAAAACCAAAAAACAATATATTTTAAGACATAAAACAAAGCTAGAACTTGAACAAGAGGCGAGAGCAAATCAAGCATGCATCGCAACAATGCTCGCTGTCGGATTTGCTGTCACACTCGTCGCAATTCTTCACTATGGATTCGGTATTCAATTCTAATATGAAAAGCTATCAAGAAAGGCTGAAAGAAGCCGTGACAAAAGCAACTGCAAAAAGTCACATGATGAGCCAAGAACAAAAAGACGTTGCAAACTTGATTGTTCAATACTCATATTCAGGCAGAAAGATCAAGCAAAAAGAATTGGCAATGCAAGCGAAAGTCGGCAAGCATCACAAAGATCCCGACGCTATAGACTCCCACGAAAGCACGCTCAGAAAAGTCAGACAAATTGTCAGAGAGTTGCGAGTGATCTATGCCTTGCCTATTGTCTCTAATCGTACAGGGTACTGGATCCCTTTCACTGAAGATGAGGCTCGATCATTCCTTGAGAAGATCGAGAGGGAAGCGAGAGCTCATTTCATCTCATCAAAAGAAACTTACTCAGCAATGGCTGCTGTGCTAGGGGTCAAGAGCGAATTTTTTACAAATGAACAAGAACAATTGCTATGACACAATCAACAATCAAAGTCGTCGAATGGGTCACTCATTCAGACGTTGAAAACAATTCAAAACAGATCGGATGGTCAGGAGGATTCTTTGATGACGGAATGCGATGGGCGGACTACAAGGCGACATTTAAGCCTGAGGCATTTCCGTATATCGAAGCGGTCCGAGCGAGTGTCCTTGAACAAGGTCGTCGGACCACAGGGGAGCAGCATCAACATCAAGAAAACAATGTCCCTAAATTCTCAGATGGTCAGGTGCTATTGCTTACCTATCGAGCATGGGGGGACTTAATGGCAGCCATCTGGTCAGAGAAAGAAGATCAGGACTATCACTATATGAGCTTTTACATGTAAATTTATATGAAAACAGACGAATTCAACACTGTCATCAATGATCCCTCGACTTACAAAGAGATCGCATTCATCTTGTCCACTGGTCAGCCTGTATTGATTGCATGGACTGATCAGGCGGGGACTCAGTTGGATCTGTTGTTCAACTATAAGGCAAAAAGTTTTGGTCCTATTCAGAGAGGGATATTGTCATCAGATCTTTTCGTTTCTGTTATGGGACTCTCGTCATTCGGTTTTGATGTTAGAGAGAAAAAGACAGATGGCGGGTATTACAGCGGAAAACTTCGAATGAGCGGAACTGAGACCTGCGAGAAACTCGCTGAGCTAATAAATGGAATCAAAAAATTTTTATGAAAATACATAAAACAATCAGACGAGAAGAAAATAAAGTCACTCAGTATCAGCTCGGGACCATTTGCGACGAGCCCCTAATCATTGAGACAGAGGAGGAATCAACTGCCATTGCTGCTCATGATATTGTCGACACCATTGCAAAGTCGACAGACAAGGCGATGATCAAGTCAAGAGATTTCATGGTCAAGAGAGTGAAGTCAGTCGGGTATAAAATTGATATCTTCCAGATCTTAGTTGTTGCAGCTATCTCATTGCTGGCTATTGCTGAGATGATGAGAGTGCTGCTGAGTATTTATCAAATATCAAACCTATGAGAATAGAGAGCCCTATCATCAAGCTCGAGCAGCTAATTGATGCAACTGTTGCCTGCCCTAAACACGGGACCACTCAAATGCGAGGATATATTCGGCTCGATGGATCAGGCGGGGGCATCTGCAAAATGTGCGGAGACTTATTGATTCAAAATGACACTCCAAGAAATACAGGATTTCTCGGGAGGTCCAAGAACCTATGAGAGAGCGACGACTATATTTCTACGAATGCAGGGATTGCGAGAAGCCTGCTCCCAAAAGGCAGTCATTTAGCAAAGCAATAGCTCTTGCTCGAGTCTGTCGCAAATGCAGAAGAAAACAAGAAAATCACAATCCAGACCAAAAATCAATCTTTGATAAATAAAAATATGACTATGAAAAAATACAAAGACCTTATTTTTTTTGATACTGAGACAACAGGAGCAGGTCAGAAAGATCGCCTGTTGCAAATCGCTCTCGCAAATCAAGTGCTCGGGACTCAATTCGTTGAGCTCATTACACCTCCCACTGAAATCAAGTCATCCGCAAAAGCCATTCATCACATCACTGAGGACGATCTTTCTGATGCTGCACCTTTCGGGCAATCGGACTCAAAGACAATCATCTCTGAAGCTATAAATGACGGAAAAATCTTTGTTGCTCACAATGCTGCTTTTGATGTGGAAATGCTGCGACGAGAGGGAATCACTCTCGGATCTTATATCTGCACATACAGGATCGCTCGTCATATCTGGAAAGACTTGAGCTCCCACTCACTGCAATTCCTACGTTATGAGAAAGGTCTCAAGGTGGACCTGATGGGGCTTGCTCCTCATGACGCTCTGGCTGATGTTCTCGTATTAGAGGAACTCTTCAAGCTGCTGAGAAAAGAACTTACAGGAGATGACGATGCTGCTATTAGTCAAATGATCAAGATGACTCAGGAGCCGATATTGATGTCATCACTCCCATTTGGTAAATACAAGGGGAAACCTCTTGAGGATGTGCTGCGGACTGATGGCAAGTATCTGAATTGGCTGATGAGTGTCACAGAGGACAAAGATGTGAGAGCATCGATCCTCGCCTTAACAAGCTAATCACTCTAATCATTAAACAAAAAAACTATGAGTGAAGAAACAAAAGAAAAGCAATATCCAGCTGACGCTGGTCAATTGCCAGAATTCAAAGAGAAACGAATCAAGAAGCTGGAATTCGAGGCTTATGACTTCGAGCTGACAGCCGAAAATGCAGAAGCTCAATTCCCTGCTCTACAGGCAGAGATCGATAAGTGTATTGTCAAAAGAGGAGAGCTTCGAGCAGAGGTCACTTCATTAGAGGGATCTCACAAAAAAGAAGATCGAGACAAAGTGAAAGAACTTGAGCATCAAATCTCATCTAATAACAATCAATGCTCAAATTACGAAGCAAAGCTCGATGAGTTAAGAGGTCAATGTAATTCTCTGAGAGAACAAGCAAACACAAAGCGGAAGCTTGCTGCTTATGTGAAAGACGAGTTTTATAAGGACGGGAAAGTCAAACCTGCTCCACCAGTAGAGAAAGAGGAACAAGAACCAGAAACAACTCCTGAACCAGCTCCAGAAACAATGGATGAGCCAGCCCCTGAAGCAGCTGAACCATCGGAAGAAAGTCAAGGATAAAAACAAAGGGGCTAACTGCCCCTTTCTTTTTTATTGTCATCTTATATCATCATTTGTTATCATAAACACAAACCAATATGCACACTGATCAAATGTGGCACATCTCGGGAAAGTTTTTCAGGCTACCTCGGGACTTAAATTTTTCATACATAGAGAATCGAATCAGAGAATCAATCGATGAGACAGATGGATTCAAGGTCATCGCTCAGACAGCTCATCAGGATATGATCGATGACGACAGGGATGTCACTTCATGGATCATTGAAAAGGGAATGATTCAGCTGATTCATATAAAAAGCACTGAGTCAATGTTCATCGACATTTTGCTATTCGATGACTGGAAATTCTCCCATGCTTTCGTCCTCATGAAGAGCATAAAAACAAGGCTGAATGCGGGGATGACTTATTCAACATCATTCAGGACATAATACGTCACAAAAGAACATAAATTGTCAACACTATGGAAAACGAAACATTTGCAACAAATCCGCCTCGAATTACTCACAATGTCGTCATTGATATCGACAATCTCAAGCCGTGGGATAAAAACCCGAGAAAAACAACAGACAATGATCTCAAGCGATTGCGAGAGCAGGTCCAGAGATTAGGGCAATATAAGCCTCTGCTGGTCACTGAGGATCACATCGTAATCGGTGGGAATCAAAGGCTTTCTGTATTGAAAGAAATGGGGAGAGAGACTGCGAATTGCACAGTCGTCTATTGTGAGCAGAATGAAGCGAAAATGCTTGAATATGCTCTATCTGACAATGATCATGTCGGTCATTACGACGGAGACAAGCTGACTGATCTTGTTCATCCTCTCGCTGATCAGATCCCTCTTCAGCATTATCATTTGGATGTCGCTCCCCCACTGGCTCTCAATACTGTTATTGCAGCAAATCTTGATAATACAACACCATCACAGCCAGAAGAGGAGGGGACAAGCAATGATCCTAACATCGGCAATTTCAAAGCGAAATTCGTTGGATCTCCTGAGAGGTTATTCAACATCATTCGCATGCTCAAAACAATCGAGGAGGTCAGCAAAAGTGGTCAGGCTCGTACTGTATCGCTGCAAATCGATGCAGGGGTAAATGTGAAAGTCAGGGTCGATGAGAACTATGAGAGCATTCAGCCGATGGACCTTGCAGAATTTCAAGAGCAGAATCTAATCTTTTCACTTGAATAGCTATGACAAGAGAACAAAAGCAATGTGTCGCTCTCGCTAACAGCGTGATTGTGATCGCAAACAAATTCATCAATAAGGTCGAAAGTGGTCGGGCAAGGAGCAAAGAGACTTATGCTGACATGCTCTCGTTGAGGGCAGAGGTTTATCAGCTTAAACGTGCCATAGAACCAAAAGAATATGAAAAAAGATCTTGAACAAATTGGCGAGGCATTCAGGCAAGTCGCCTTTGAATTTGCTCTCGCTGTCGGCATTATCTGGCTAATCAAAATGACTCCTTTTCTTGAGCCTAAAGACTGGGTAAAAGAGAGGATGAAAAAAAGAAACCTATGAAAAAAAGAATGTTCCCATTGAGCAAGTCTCAAGCAATCCACAAAAAACAACGTCAAGACAAAGATCTCAAGAAAATGAAAGACGGAGCCAAAAGGCGAGCTGCAAAGAAAGAAGCGAAGCGGATCGCTCATGAGGCATTGCTTGAATCACATAAAAAATAAATCTATGAATAAAAAAGAAGATACAATCACTCAAATCATTGAAGCCATTGGGATTATCCTTTCACTTGTCGGCGTGGCTTTCGGTTTTGGTTTTCTTGCGGCTTTCATTTGGGCTGTGCCAGTGACAAGCATGGATCATGAGCAGCCTTGTGATGTCGTCAATTATAAAATAGAAACCCTCTTACCCGTCAGGACTGCATGCTGGTTTTTTCAGCGTGTAGATGGATCAAGCCCTGAAACAAAATAGAAACATATGAAATGCCCCTGCGAACAATGTGAGACGACAATCAATCACACCATTGATCTGCTTGAGGTTGAGGAAAAGAAAGTCAGTGAGCTGACTCAAGAACTCGCTAAACTCAAGGGGATCGATGAAAGATTCAAGACTCACAAAAAGATAGAGCATCAAATGATGAAAATGCTGCTCGAACATGGAACTTTTGCAATGAACTATCGGGGCAACAACGGAGTGATGCATTCTCTCGTCTTAACTGTGGCAGCAAAAGCATCAAGCCAAAACATGCCGATGACTCCCCTACTCCCCTACCCTGCGTCGCAAAATAAATAAAAGCCCCCTGAGCCCCATTTTTCGGGGGCATCATGCGGTAGGGGAGGGGGGAGATGAATAAAAACAATATGAACTGGAAAAGTTACACAGCCAATGTGAAGAAGCGGAGAAAGAAAGCAACTCAGCATGTTGATCGACTCAGCAACGCTCCCACATTCAAAGCTCAGGTCGCTTTTTACAAAGAATCACTTATGCTGGTCAATTTGTTTATCGATGCAATCAATAACTATCCTGAGCCAGATGTCCCTGATCATTACCAGCCATTTATTATCAAAGCCAGAGAGAAAGCAGCCTCCCTCCTTGATGCAATTGATTTCTGTCGTCCTCATCCCCCGAATGCAAAGCTCGAGAGGCTCGACTATCATACGAGCAAAAAATACAAATAAGACTATGCCTAAATACTCAAAAGAGATTCAACAATATCACATGGAGCGAGTCAGACAGGTCCTGATTATGCAGCCGAACATGGGCGTGATTAAGATCTCCAAAGTATTAAACAGTGGACCACAGGAGCAGAAAATCAAGCTGCATCCTCACTACATTTCAAAACTAAAGAAGAAGATCATCGGAGAGAGGACATGGCGATATGAGAAAGCCAAAGTCAAGCGACGTATTGCAGAGATCGAAGATCAGACTCGAATGCTGCAAGCTACTCTCTGGAATACAGTCAACAATCCCCTCGCTGATCCGAATGAAAGAACAAACGCAGCAAAGACAATTGCTGCTCTTGAGCATAAGCTCTTCCAGTCTCAAATGGATTCAGGTATCTATGAGAGGAAGCTCGGGACAATCGAGGTCGAGGAGATGCGGAGCAGGGCAATAAACCCTGAGGCTGAGCAGGCAATCATCGAGGCATTCAAAGTCTGGGGAGTTGTCGAGAAGCCCCCCGAGGCAAAGAAGATCGAAGCTGCAAAGAAAGTGATTGATCTACCCGTAAAAAAAGAGGATGACAAACCAAAAGAAAAAACAACTGATAATGCCCCCGCTGCCTCAAAACCAGATCCAGCAGGCAATGACAAGCTACAAGCTGAGGCAAAAGCTGACGGATAATTTTCTCGGCTTCTGCTTGGTATATCTCCCTCACTACTTCAACAGAGCCCCTGCTGACTTTCATCCAGAGCTAATTGCTGAACTTGAGAACCATGAGGAATTGATGTTGCTTGTCGAGGGCTTTCGTGGGAGTGCAAAATCAACATTTGCAACTCTTGCCTTTGCTTTATTCGCTGGGCTCAAGCATCCCGACAAATACCCTTTTGTCATTATTGGTGGAGACACTCAGGCTCAGTCATCAATGAACATTGCGAACATCAAGGCAGAGATGGATGCGAACAAGCTACTCAAGCAGGATTTCGGAGAGATTAGAGGCGATGATCCCGCTGATTGGTTCCTCGGGTCCAAAGATGAATGGCAGGCTCAAAACATGGTCCTCGGCAATGGGGTCCGAATCATGGCTCGATCTCGTGGTCAAAAGGTCCGTGGGCTTCGTCATCGGCAAGATCGTCCGAAGCTGGTGCTATTAGATGATCCTGAAGATCTTGAATGGGTACGGAAAAAAGAAAACAGAGATGCCACTGAGCGATGGCTGCGGTCAGAGATCATCCCTGCCACAGAGAAAGGGGCTCGGCTGATCCTTATCGGGAATCATTTGCACAGAGACGCAATCATGGCTCGAATGTCAAAGACGGGGCTATTCAAGCATCTCAGATATCCTCTCATCGATGAGACTGGTCATTGCACATGGTCAGCAAAATATCCGACAAAAGCAGATCTTGATTATGAAAAGAAGAAAGTCGGACCAATCGCATGGATGAGAGAGTATCAGCTCAAAGTGGTCCCTGATGACGGGCAAATCATCACTGAGGAGGATATTCACTACTATGACGCTATTCCAGAGGGCAAAGATGTGATTCAAGGGCTCAGCGGGACAGCATTCGATCTTGCTATCAGTAAAAGGGAGACGGCTGACTATACTGCAGCAGTCTCAGGGCAAATCCTCGAATATGAGCAAAAGCGGAAGATCTACATCGAAAAGCATCCAATCAATCAGAGACTCGACTTCAGAGAGACGATCAATCTGGCTGAGAGTATCGTTGCAGCAAGGGACGGGATGCATACTCTCTATGTGGAGAAAGTGGCTTATCAACAGGCAGCGATTGAAGAGATGATCGCTCAAGGGCTTCCAGTCATTCCTGTCAAACCTATCGGAGACAAAACGGCTCGGCTTAAAATTGCTGTCACTCACATCAAAAATGGACTCATCCTATTCCCTCGGGAGGGATGTGAAGATCTTATTCATCAGCTGCTAGGCTTCGGGATTGAGCAACATGACGATCTAGTCGATTCGCTTGTGTATCTAATCCTTGAGCTAATCAAATCAAAAAATCAATCATTTGAATTCCAACTTCTATGAGTGATCAAAACAAAATTACAATCGAGGTCGATATCAAATGGGCTCGCCTCATCGCTCTTGCTGAGCGTGCTAAATTCTCAAAGGCGACAATTGTTTTCAAAAAAGGCGTGCCGACAGATATCGATGTAATGATCCCGCATATCAAGCTAGATATGCCAGACAAAGACTTTGATGAAGTAAAAATGCAATTCGAGCTCTTGTAGAAATATCTTATTGCATGTTATAGTATTAGCATCATAGGAGTGTAGACCAACAATTCAAAACGTCCGAGTGGCAAACCATAGGACACTGTTCAACGCAATTGCGGAGCAGTGTCCTCTTTTTTTAACAAGAATCACATGAAAAAATCACTGTCGAATCGAATGGCTGATGCAATGTCTGTTGTATTGGGGCAAAAAAGTCTTTCTGATCCTACTCCTCGAGAAGTTGCTGCTATTCACAGCATCTCCCAAATTCTCAACGGGACAGATATGTATACAAAAAAGCAGGCGATGGACAAACTCATCGGCTGGGCTTTCACTTGTGTCAATGCAATCTCAGAGGAAATCGGAAACATGGAGATCGAGTTGTATCAAATCAAATCAAGTGGAGAGCATGTCAGAGTGTGGGATCATGAGGTCCTCGATCTATTAGAGGGGGTCAATGATTACATGACAGGCTTCGATCTTCGTTATTTAGTGGGGTCTCATCTTGAAGCTACAGGAAACGCCTTTCTATTACTGGATGGAGTGGAGAACATGGGAGACAAGCCGACAGCAATGCATGTCCTTGATCCTTCATGTGTCAGTGTTGTTGTATCAAAAGAATCTCTCCCATATAGACTCAGTGGCTACAAATTCAGAGACGGATTCTTGACGAAAGACTTGCAGCCTTATCAGGTTTTACATATCAAATACCCTAATCCGAAAAACGTATTCGAGGGGAAAGGGACAATCCAAAAGATCAGCAAATGGCTTGAGTCTGATGACTTTGCTGATGAATTCAATCGAGCATTTTTCAAAAACGGAGCAAAGCTCGGAGGAGTTATTGAGGCAGCATCTGCTATGACTCCCGAACAGATGAAAGTATTGAAAGAATCATTCGCTGATCGGCATCAAGGTGTATCGAATGCTCATCGGGTCGGAATCATGCCAAGTGGCAGCAAATACGTTGAAATGGGGCAATCTTTGAAAGATATGGACTTCTCCACTCTATCTGTGACAGCTCGTGACAAGATCCTTGCTGGATTCAGAGTGCCTCGGACTGTTCTCGGGATCACTGATGATGTGAATCGAGCAAACGCTGAAGCGACTGACTATGTTTATGCAAAGCGAACAATCAAACCAAAATACACAATGATCACGTCCTGCATCAATGAATTCCTGATCCCTTTATTCGGTCAAGATCTTTATGTCAGAGCAAAAGATCCTGTCCCTGAAAATGAAGAGATGCAAATCAAGAAGATGACAGCGGGAACTGGTGGACAAGCCGTGATCTCAATCAATGAAGCTCGTGACGAATATCTCGGGCTCGGACCAATTCAAGGCGGAGATTCTGTCATGGGAGATTTCAGCAAAGTGCCAATCGGTAGACCAATCGATGAGAAAGAAGTCGGACAGCAAAGAGGTAAGTCGAAGAAAGCTGCGGAAAGGAATGCTGAGAAACGAAGCCCTATCTCTCGTCATTACAAGAATCATCTCAAGCGTAAGCAAGTCTCAGACGATATTGCTGAGTCATTATCAAAAGCTCTCGCTGAAAACATTAAGAAGATGAAACGAGGAAAGCTCAAAGGTATTGAAAATCTAACTGATGAAGAATTTGAACCTTTTTATAAGTCATTCAGAGAGCGTGTCACAAACTTCGAGCAGCTATTGCTGCACAAGGTGCAAATCCATAATGTAGTACAAAAAGATGAGGTCCTTAACAACTTAGAAAATGCGATCAAGTCGATCAGTGAGAGAACAAAGGGCATCGATCCAGAAGAGCTCTTCAATCAAAAGGACAATGTTGTCGCAATGATTGATCTCGCTGCTCCCGTGCTTGTTGATCTCTATGAGGGAGAAGCTGCTGAAGCTGCGAACATGATCGGGATGACAGGGATCGAAGAGCTGAATGCTGAGACACTTGCTCGAATCGATCATGCGGTGGAATTGATGTCAGAGTCTTATAACGAAACAACTCGCCGACAATTGAAAGCTAAACTCGAAGATGGGCTGCAGGCTGGGGCAAGTATCGACCAGCTGAAAGAAATTGTCTCTGATGTCTATGACTTTGCTGACAAGACCAGAGCCCTACGAGTAGCACGGACCGAATCATTCAGAATCGCAAATGAAGCCAGCAAGGATGTATGGAAAACCTCGGGGGTGGTCAAGACGATCAAGTGGTATACAGCAGCAGATGAGAGAGTGTGCGAGTGGTGCTATCCACAACACGGCAAAGTCGTGAGCATTGAATCAAACTTCTACAATATCGGGGACCAAGTTGTCGGAACCGATGGAGGAGTGTTGAACATCGAATATGCTGATGTAGAGGCTGGATCCTTGCATGCAAGTTGTCGATGCTATACAAGACCAGAAACAATTGAGATATAAAAAACTTAACAAACATTTATGAATGAGCAATTCAAAAAATATACCGAGGATCTAGCGAAGCAATTGCGAGACAAACTTGCAGGGGCACTCGCTCAAGAACAGATCAACCATGTCAAAGCAGCAAGCGAAGACAATGGGACTTTTCGTGTTGTGATCAGCACTGCTGATCTTGATCGGCATGGAGAGTCAATCAACATTGACGGGTGGGAACTCGACAACTACAAGAAAAATGGAGTGGTCCTCTGGGCTCATGATCACTGGGAAATGCCTATCGGTATCACTGACAAGGTGGGGATCGAAGAGGTGGACGGCAAGCGAGTACTTGTTGCAGAGGGTCGTTTCGCTCCTGCTTCAGTCAATCCATTCGCTCAGCAGGTCCGTGCTGCCTATGATGCGGGAATCCTTACGACAACAAGTGTCGGATTGATCGTGCATGAAATGGTCGGGAATGAAATCACAAAGCAAGAGTTACTCGAATTCTCTTTCGTGCCAATCCCTGCAAATCCAAATGTTGCAGACTTGATGAAAGGTGCGGGGCTTGATTACAAGGAATTCGTTGCAAAGGGCTTACTCGGGAAAGAGATCGCTCGAAAAGAGACTGATCCTATCGATGATGCAAAGCTGGACGATGAAGATGAGGCTGAACAAGTCGATCATGTCGTGACTGAAGAGGACCTCGAAAAAAATCCAGAGCTTGCCGAGCAAGGAGTCAAGGTCGGGGACACAATTCAAATCCCTGCTGAACCTACTGAAGAAGCCAGAGAAGAAGAACCAGAGGCAACAGACGACGCTGGATCAGATGATTCAGGCAGCGAAGAATCGGACTCAGATGAAGCTGGCGACGAATCAGAAGAAGCCGAGGGAGAAGAAGCGAAAGGGATGAAGAAAACGAAAGCCACTCTCGCTGAATCAGTGGGAGCTGCAATGAATGAAATGCAAAATGTAATCAATGAGGCAATCGTTGCTGCGGGTCGAAAGATTCAAGACTCAATCGCAATCGATGATGGGGATGATGAAAAAGCGAAAGCTGCATCTGTTTCTCTGTCACTTGAACTGATCAAATCACAAATCAATGGTGCGAATAAACTTGCATCTAGTCTTCAGGAGCTTCACAGAGGTATGCCTGCGGACACTCCTGAGAGCGAGGACTCTGAGGATGAAGATGCTGGAAAGGTCGATGACAAAAAAGAGCTTGATCAACACATTGCTGCTCGGCGTGTCCTACGTCTTTGCAACTCTGCAATCACAAGCTCTCTCGAGGACCTGAACAAAAAGATCAAATCTAATTCAAAATAAGTCGAAAAATATGGACGAAAAAATGTTAGCTGAGTTGCAGGAAACAATGAAAACTGCTTTCGATGCAACTCTTGAAGAAAAACTGAAGAATGTTGTCGGTCCGATGGCAGCAGCAGCAGCAAAGGCTACTGTTGAAAAAATGCGGGCTGATCGTAATGTCTTCGGAAAAGACGCATCAGGACTTTCTGATGAACAAAAGAAAACATTTGCAGTCAGCGTGAAAGACATGGTTTTCTCAGGAAAAGCATTGAATCCTGACGTTGACTCAGAGGGTGGATTCTTACTTCCAACCGAAACTGCTGACGCTATCCTACGGGTGGCTGCATCAGTTGGGCTTGTGGTATCACAAGCAACAAAGTGGAATGTTTCAACAGGTGGGAAAGATGTCCCAAATTACACTGGAGGAGCACTTGAAGGACAATGGCTTGATTACGATCAAGAAGGGACAGACACAAATATCGCTTTCGGTTCTGCAAAACTTGAACCAAAACGATGGCAACTGTCATTCGCTGTTTCAAAAGCATTGCTTCGGGATGCTGATGTAAACCTTGCTGACTGGTTACTTGCTCTAGCTGCTGAAGCTATGAACAACGCTCTTGACAAGCAAGTATTCAACGGAACGGGAGCTCCATTCGTGGGGATCTTGCAATCTGATGATGTGACAATCACAACTCTTGGATCTGGAGACACTGACTTCTCTGATTTCGATGTATTAGCTGATGCTTCTACATTGATCGGTGGAATTGCTGAATCTCTATTACCTCGATGTGCTTTCTACATGCATCGAACAGTGTGGGCTTCATTACGAGCTCAAACAAGCTCTAACATCCCTCTATTGAGCTACGGAGGAGCAGCATCTGCTTCAATCCTTGCTCATAACCCTACAGGGGGAGCTGTGAAACCTATGGGAGAAATCTTAGGATTCCCTGTATTCACAACACCACATTGCCCTGCTTTATCTGCGACAGCTGTGAGCACAAAATTCCTGATCTTCGGGGATATGTCTCAAGTTGCTATCGGGAAAGCAGCGGACATGACTCTTGAACAACACAGATCTGGAACATTCGGATCAAAAGAAGTTGCGAAGAGTGGACAAGTTGGAATGGTATTCGAAGCTGAAATGGCTGCGGTTATCGGACTAGCTGAAGCATTTAATGTTTCAAGAACTGCTGCATCATAAACAGCAGAGATCGTCTCGATCTTACGAGCTCAGAGCCTCTTGCTCTGGGCTCACAGATCCATGTGATCGCTAATCATTAAGCAACTCAGATATGCCAAAGTATAAAGTGCTGAAGCCTGTCGGATGGGGAGGCGAACGACAAAAGGTCGGAACCGAGCTTTCGATGGAAGAAGCCGAAGCAAAAAACATTGGTCCTGAGTATCTTCAACTTATGGATGACGAACAAATCACTCCACAAAACGAAGAAGCTCAAGCGGAAGCAGGCTCTGCCGAGGAAGTGCAAGCCGATGCTCAAGCTCCAGCAGAGGCTCCTGAAGCTGATGCTGAGGGAACTGAAGAAGCTGCAGCAGAAGAACCTGCTGCGGGGACTGAAGAAGCTCAAGCAGAGGAGTCTGCTGAAGAAGCAGAGGAATCATCAGAGACAGAAGCCTCTGAAGAAGCTCAAGCTGAATCAACAGAGGACTCTCAGGAGTAAAGGGAATTTATCAATTTTGTGACAGCCTCTCCCTTGCTGGTCAATGTATGCGATGAGTGCGTCCGTGCTCATGAACAAAAGTCGATACATAGATGGTGGACCACGCCTCACAATGCAATCGTAAAAATATGAAATCTGTTTACGAAGCCGTGAAATCTGTTGTTTCTTTAGTGCCTGCTGTGCGAACAGCTGATGCGAATGGGACAGCCGTTGACACAAAAGGATATAATTCAGCGAAAGCTGTGATCTGTGCAGGAGATATTGATCTTTCTGATGCTGATGAAACTTATGCATTAAAGGTTCAAGAATGTGAAACATCTGGTGGAACATTCACTGATGTCTCTGGAGCAACTGGGGCAGTTACAGCCGACAATGATGTTGTTGAAATTCCAGTCGAAAGACTTGGGACAACTCGAAAACGATACTTGCGTGTCGTGTTGGATGTTGGTGGAACTACTCCATCAATCCCATGTTCAGCAGTTTTTGAACTAGGTAATGCCTATCAAAAATCTGTGCAGTCATAATGACTAGCATCCATCTGGTCCCTCTATTATGGGGGGTCAGGCTGGAGGCTCGTCCTCCAAAGGTCATTGTTCTCCTCGGGACATTTACCAGCATTGGAGTGAATCCCTCGCTTGCGGGGGATAGCTCCTACTTAACAAAAATATATGGCAGATCAAGCTCTATCAATTAGACTCACAGACAAATCAAGAGTGAAAGCAAAAATCGGAGACAATGGAACTTCAAACGATTCAGTCATCGATGCTCTTGTGAATGGAGTCAGTCAATTCATTGAGGGTCAATGCAATCGACGTTTTAAGCAAACAGTCTACACTCAACAACTTCTATCAATCGATAATCCGACATATAAGATCTATCTCGATCAAATCCCTGTCACTGCATTATCGGCTTTTGAATATGCATCAGGGCTCCCTAACAACAAAACATGGACTGCGGTCCCTGCTTCTGATTACGAGCTCGAGCTTGATCGCTTTTTGAATACAACTCAAGTCTCATTCTGCGGAATGATTCACTGCTATTTTCAACTGAATCAAGGAGTCAATAATTATCGGGTCACATATACAGCTGGATTCCTGATCGACTTCGACAATGAGGGAGATCCGTCTCAACACAATCTCCCACAAGATATCTCAGAGCTTGCTGATGAGCTGGTCATCAAAGCATGGCGGAGGCGGAATGATCACGGCAAAGACAGCTCGAGCTTCAATGGAGCCAATATCAAATGGATGACAATGCTTGAAGAGACTCACAAGCAGATCATCAATCGTTATAAGAGAATTAAATTCTAATCATATGCCCTCATTTGCTGACGTTAAAATCAAAGGGCTCGAAAGAGTTATCAAGAACATTGCGAAGTACCCGCAATACTCGAAACCGATCTATGCGAAAGCAATCAATGCAGGACTTGCCGAAGTGCAGAAAGTGGCAAACGAGGGAGACTCAGGAAACAGCGGGATCTTTGAATTCAAAACACCTCGGGTCAAGCGTACAGGTTGGCTTGCATCTTCATTCGGAATTGGCTTGAGCCCTGCGACTCCCGACAGGCTCATCGGGTCAGTTGGTCCGACAGCATTCTATGCGATCATTGTTCATGAGGGATTAAAGGGAAGAGATCAAAATCCTTTCATGGTCCGAATCGTGCAGGAGTCAGAGCCAAAGATAAATAAACATTTCGAGAAAGCGACAGAGATGGTCGTTGATCGGATAGCACAATAAAAATATGCCATCAACAGTGAACCTCACAACAATCAAATCAGCGATAAAGACGAGCATTCTGGATGCTCTTGTTGCTGATGGAGATCTTTCTCTTGTTGTCAGTGATGACTTCAGAGAGGGAATCGAGGCAAAGAACATCAACGAATATCCTGCTGCAATCATGAGCACTGCTGCTGTCCAGAGCGAAAGGCTTACGAATTATGATGTGCTGCGGACATACACATTCCCGATCACAATTGTCATGAATGGAGACTCTATCTCAGGGGCAACTGAAGTCGAGGAACTCGTTGAAAAGATATTGAACAAGATCGATGAGAACTCCACTCTCGGAGGAGCCTCAGATGGGGAGATAAATCCATCAACGACTCAGCCAGAGGCAATCACTTCGGGAGACAAGTCATTCATCGTGTTCAATGTTTTCATTGAGGCGAGGGCATCAAATAACGTCTATAATTAACATATATATATGAATGAAGAATCAAAAAACAAAGCGATGACAGGGTATGAAAACAAATCAGCTGCTCCGTCAAAGCCAAAAGAAAAGAAAGGTCGCATCCAGAGATTCCACTTTGCAGGGGATGGGGAATACAAAACAATGAGCATCGAAGCTACTTCTCCAGCAGAGGCTCAGGCTAAATGGGAGAAACAAAGAAAAAAAATCTAATCAATCAATAAAACAAATTTATGGCAAAAGGAATTGGGCGACGACTTCAAGTCGGAATCGCAAAAGAAACGTCTCGAGGGACAGCTGAATCAGCTGCTGACTTTTACCTACCAATCGTCGACTTTCAGATCGATGAAATGTCTGACAAAGTTATTGATGAACAAGCTCTCGGAGTGATCGAAGACTCTATCGGAGCAGATGTTGTCAAGGAATATGTCGACGTGAATTCAATCAAAGGATATGTCACAGACGACTCAATTGTTCTCCTACTGTTGAATGTATTGGGGTCACTCTCAACATCATCAAATGGGGATGCATCAGGGAATGTCTATGATCACGTCCTAACTGTTGGGCAATCTTCTCAACATCAAGCACTTTCTCTATTCGTTGATGATCCAGTCGGAGGGCAAGATTACAAGCATGCACTCTTCATGCTTAACACTCTGACAATCTCTGTTGAACTTGGTAAATACATCGAATTCTCTGGATCTGGAAGAGCGAAGAAAAGAGAGACAGCAACTCTTTCTCCGAGTGTCGCTGTTGAAAACAGATTCCTGCCACAGCACATGACATTCAAGATGGCATCTGCTCAATCAGGGCTATCAGGAGCGTCAGCAACAACAATCAAAGGACTTTCACTGACAATCTCTCAAAACCTTGAGGATGACGATATTCTAGGAGATACAGAGCCGACAGACTTCTTGAACAAGTCTCTGATGATCGAGGGAGAACTCGAGGCATTATGGGAGGGAGCTTCTACATTCCAAACAGACATGCTTGCTGGGACTAAGAAAGCACTGCGGATCGATCTTCAAAACACTGACGTGACTATCGGAACAGCAGCAGATCCTCAAATCTTAATTGATCTATACAATGCGACAATCATGGAAGTGAGTCGACCTGTGAAGATCAACGACATGATCATGCAATCGATCAGCTTCAGAGCTCACTATGATGCGACTGACACTGAATCAATTGAGGTCACTGTGACTAACTTACAAACTTCTTACTAAATAACAGGGTAATCCCGAGAAAAAAATATGACTGATCCAATCACAAAGCCAGAGTCAACTGTTGAAAAAACATCAGGAGCGGTGGAAAAATTCATCGCTCCGTCAGGGGCAGAGATTGAAGTGAAAACATTTTTCACTGCCCGAGAGCGAAACAAATTGAAGCGGACCACTCTGTCAGGAATGACAGTGAAGCCTGATCCGAACAATCCAAAGCAAGCACAAACAAGCGACATCAACGCTGAGATTCAAATCGACATGGAAGAAAAAATCCTTGAGCTGGGAGTTGTCTCTTACAAGGCAGCACAGCCTGAAAATACTCAAGCTGAATCTCCTGTCATCACAGACAACAAGCAACTCGCTGATATTCTCCTTGATGGGAACCCTGCTGATTATGACGCTGTAATCCAGAAACTTTCTCCTCTGCTTGAATCGCTTTTTCAAACGGCGAAATAGTAGATTATGAGCGATACATGTGGAGTCGCTATTTCGCTGGTAAGTCAGCAGAGCTCACTGACATGATGACTGTCTCTCTACTCTGTCATGAGATGGGGTGGACATGGGACGAATATCATGATCAACCGATAGAATTCATCATGACGCTTGCAAGGATGATCGCTCACAAGCGTGAGAAGCAAAACAAGCAACCTAAATTCAAATAACTATGGCAAAATCAACCACTCTCGACATCATCCTGCGGATGAGAGACGAGGCATCAAAAGGACTGAAGAGCTTTCATGGTTCCCTAAAAGGAGCTGAGGATGCTTCAAAGAAATTCGGACTTGCTCTTGCGGGAGTGGGAGTTGCTGCCGTGGGGCTTGCTGGGAAACTTGCTATTGATGCAGCTCAAAACGAAAGAACACAATTAACATTCGATGCATTGGCAAAATCTATTGACGCATCTGCTGAGGTCATGGACAACATGAGAGCTGCGACTCTTGGACTTGTTGATGACGTTTCTTTGATGGAGTCAGGAAACAAACTGATGGCGATGGGACTTGCTGGATCAGAGGATGAGATGGCGAAGCTGATGAATACAGCGGTCCGTCTTGGTGGTGCGATGGGATCTGGTCCAACTGAATCAATGGAAAATTTCGCATTGATGCTTGCCAATCAATCGATTCCTCGTCTCGATACTTTCGGGATTTCTTCAGGTCGTGTGCGTGCTCGGATTGAGGAATTGATGGGAGCGAATGCAGACATGTCTCGTGAAACAGCTTTCATGACAGCAACTCTTGAAGCTGCTGAAACATCCCTCGGGAAGCTGGGAGATCATGTGCCTACTGTGGGAGAAAAATTTGAACAAATGAAAGTGAACCTGATCAATGCAAAGCAAGCCATCGGAGAGCAATTGATCCCTGTCTTTGCCCCTCTTATCGAGAAGATGGCAGACTTCGCTGTCAACAAACTGCCGAGCGTCATTCAGAGCATCGGTGTTTTCATTACAAAGATTCAACAGCTGTCCTCATGGCTGATGGAACATAAGTCTGTCCTCATCATTGTCGCTGGGGTCATTATTGGTGGGCTCTTACCTGCTATCTATGCAGCAATCACTGGTTTTGTTGCAGCTGCTGTCGCTCTCGCTCCATTCTTGATTGGTGGTGCGATCATTGGTGGTGTCGTCGCTGGGATCGTCTGGATGGTCAAGCATTGGGACATTGTCAAAGAGAAGGTCGCAACTGTATGGGAGACAATTTCAAACTCAATCATTGGGAAAGTTGCTCTCATCGTCTCAGGACCTTTCGGGGCTCTTATCGCTGGGGTCATGCTGATCGTGAGACATTGGGATGAAATCAAGGCAGCTACTGAGGCAGTGTGGAATGGCATCAAAAACTATTTCGTCACAACTTTTGAAAACATAAAAGCAAACTTCTTATTCTTCACATCATTTGTTGTTGGTCTTGTTGATCTAGCTTTTCAGTCGATGGGGATCAATATCTTTGAGGTCTTTGCAAGTATCATTGAATTCATCTCGGTATTCTGGGCGGGACTCTCTCAAATGTTCTCTGAGGGGCTCGTTACTATCAGCGAATTTTGGGGAGAGATGTGGGGGTCTATCAGAGACAAAGGACAAGAGATCTGGGGCGGGCTCAAGAATGGAGTCAAAGATCTTTGGGATTCTATCTCTGCGATGTTTCGTGATCTCACAGCTCCTGTCGTTGAGGCGTGGGGAGGACTATGGGAAGCGATCAAAGAGAAATCAACTGCAGCAGCAAGGTCGATTGGCGATGTAGTGAAAGGAATGATCAACAGTATCATCGACAAGATCAACTCATTTATTTCAATGGTCAACAACATTGCAAAGGCTGGAGGGGAAAAGCTCGGCATCCCTATCCCTGCTCTTTCGCAAATTCCTCGACTTGCTAAGGGTGGAATTGTTACAAGTCCGACTCTCGCTCTAATTGGAGAAGCAGGACCAGAGGCAGTTGTCCCTCTATCTGGGGCAAATGGTAGAGCTGCAGCAGCTGCTGGCTTCGGCGGTGGTGGTGGTCTCGTGATCAATTTCAATGGACCAGTTATGACTGGACGTGATCATGCGAGAATGCTTGCCGATGAATTAGCTCTTGAAATTAAGAGAAGAATCAAAGTCTAATATATGTCAGTTACAATCAACATTGCGACAACAGACAGAAGCAGTGACATAGATTATAAAAGCATTATCTATGCACAGGGATTGACAAAAGAGCCTGACACTCTCGAATTCTCAATGCTTAAAAAGACAGGCAGATCAATGCCTGATCTTTCTGATGTCGTTGAATTGTATCTCGGGGCAACAAAAATCTTTGCAGGGAAAATTGTTGAGAAAGATGAGCAAGTCGTCGGAGGGCTTCTCCAGCGTCATGTGTTCAGATGCAAAGACTACTCATTCGACCTTGATCGAAAACTTGTTGCTAAGTCATACGAGAACCAGACAGCGGAAGCGATCATCGACGATATCATCAGCACATTCACATCAGGATTCACATCAACAGGAGTCGCATCTGGAACTCCCACAATCAGCTCAATCAGATTCAACTATGAGCCTGTATCAAAATGCTTGCAGCGAATAGCTGACATTATCGGATGGGACTGGTATGTGGATGAAACAAAGAACATTCAATTTTTTGATGAAGTGACGAACTCTGCTCCCTATGAGATCGATGACACTCAAGGGAATTCAGTCTTTTCATCTCTCAACTTCAGACGAAACATTCTCGAGCTTCGTAATTCGATCTATTTAGTTGGGGGAGAATATAAATTTACCTATGGGGCGGGAGATACTCCTGATATCTACGAGGCTGATGGAACTCAGAGAGTTTTTTCTTGCATATATAAATACTCAGATGTCTCTGTGACAGTGGCAGGGGTGGCACAAACTGTCGGGACCGATCAGCTGCATGATCCTGCTGATTATGATTGCCTATACAATTTTGCAGAGAAAGCCGTGAAATTTCCTGACGGGACCAAACCAACATCGGGTCAAGAGGTCAAGATCTATGGAGATGCTCACATTCGGCTGATTACACAAATCAAAGATCACAGCTCAGTCACTACTTATGGGGAATATCAAGACCTCAAAAACGAGCCTGAAATCATTTCAATCGATGAGGCATTCTCTTTCGGAAAGGCTCAGCTGCTCAAGTGGCTTGATGGAAGCTATGAGGGGTCATTCAGAACATCGACGACTGGATGGAGGACAGGGCAGCAAGTACGAATCAATTCAGATGAATTCGGCATCGACAAGTATTTCAAAATCAATCGGATAGATGCTCGAATGAGAACTCCCACAGAGATGGAATTCGTCTGCTACTTCATCGCCTCAGGAGAGATCGGATTCACAGATATGATGGTCGGGCTTCTATCTCAAGGGAAAAAGCTCGTCGTCACGGACTCCCAAATCATTAAGCGACTGCAGACATTCTCAGAGCCGATCAATGTTGTTGAGGGCTTGACTCCAGTTAAATCAAGCGGACCTTACAACTGGGGTCCAGATGCAAATGAGCTTGTCTGGGGATTCGGATCATGGGGATAAACCTGTGGATAATAAAAAAAATATGAGAAAATCAAAGAAAAAAACAGTCAGCCTCAAGGATGTATTCAAGCACTTCAACATGATCAAAAACATTGTGAGCGTGCCTGATGGAGCGACTCCGAAAGGAATCATCACAGTGAACCGATACAGATCGGGGATGGTTGATGCTGTTCAAGAGCACATCAAGAGAACAGGCTGCACAGAAATTTGTGAAACAGTGAAATCGATTCAATCAAAATACTTTATTGCTACAGCCACAGAGGTGCGGAATCTTGTTGTCACTTCGGATGAGCGTGGGAGAAATCTCATGATTCATCACTTGAAAGGAGATCAAAATTATACGCTCGAAATCACTCACGGAGAAATCGGAGACGACAACACAACTCCAGATGCAGCTGATACAGAACTAGGGAATGCATTAGATAGAAAAGCAAAATCAACATCATCAATCACTGCTGCAAATCAGATCACACTTCAATTCTTTTGGGCGGACGCTGAGCTATCGGATGACACATATTATGAATTCGGAACTTACTGCGACAGTGCCTCGCTGAGTCTAGGAGATGGACGTTTATTCAATCATGCACTTTTTGATCCGTCTTATGTGAAAGCCTCAGGAGAGGACACAACAGTGCAGGTCACTATTACACTTAATCAATAAAAATTTATGTCAAATATCTCATCAGCATCCGTGGCATCAGGGCAAGTCGCAAATGCCTCGGATTACAACGACCTGCGGACCGATGTGCTTGAGAATGCTGGGGACTACGCTGTAGCCACAGGATCAAGCAACAATTTCGCCGTCACAATTGACTCAGATATATCATCTCTATCTGCTGGTCTTGTTGTTAAATTCAAAGCAAATTTCGCTATCACGGGAGCTGCAACATTAAATGTCAACTCAATCGGGGCAACAGCCATCAAAAAGAATGGATCTGATGCCTTGATCACTGATGACATTAAGAATGGACAAATCTGCATCGTCATGTATGATGGGACATTTTTTCAAATACTGGGAGGAGTCGAGACATCTTTTGATGCTATTACTCCTCAAACAACGAAAGGAGATCTAATCTCTCGGACATCTTCAGCAGCTGCAAGATTGGCTGTCGGGTCCGATGGTCAAAGACTTGAGGCTGATTCTGCTGAGTCAGTCGGAGTGAAATGGGCATCC